GAAACCAACTAGGTGTGCGCCAATACCAAAGCCGGCACCAGTACGAGCTGACGCACCTACAGATGGAGCATATACATCAAGAATGGCAAACGTAGCGAGGGCAACTAGACCAATCATACCAATCTGCGAAAGAGGTAGTGATTTACCACCCATAAACTTAGGAAGCCAAAATGCCGCAATAGCAACTACTAAGCCCTCTAGACCATATTTTACTGCACGACTAACTAAGTCTCCCATGTCAATTCCAGGCGAAGCTGCTTGTTTAACTTCAGGCATTTTATACAAGACTTTAGATAATTATTCAATGAAGATTATTAAATATAAAGTTACAGTTGATTTGGATGTCATAAAAGAATATAACATATATATCCCGGTTCAAATCGGGTATTATATAGGAATTTATTTGAATGACCCAGATGGTTGGTCAAAACATGGATACTTTTTTGAACCTACTGAAACTGGCGAAAGTGTTCATATAAGACTATCATCGCCTGCTACAATCAAGAAGATATGTGGATTACCTGGTAATTTATCATGTGCAGAACTTAATGGTAGATTTATTTACTTGAATTCGGATAGATGGTTTAATGGCGCATCTGCTTCTAAACTATCATTAGATAATTACAGACAATATATGGTTAGTCATGAAATAGGACATATACTTGGATTTGAGCATGAAAAATGTCCTTGTAAAAATTGTCCTGCACCAATCATGATGCAACAAACAAGGGGTATTGGAGAGTGTAAAGCTAATACTAAAGTTTAAATATGCCGTGAATTAAATAGCAAATGCTAACTGGATTTTATTTTCGAGGCGATGACCATGAAGCTTGGTGGCAAAATGATAAATGTTTGCCAGATTTTCACTGGTTATTTCAGTCTAAAACTATAGGTAATAGTGGTTATTGTATGATTTTTACATATACACCGCGGTAAACAACTGACTTTAACAGACGACCTCATTAATAAATAAATGCCACGTGAAGAACTCCCTAAAGTCGAAGATGATGGATCTCTAATTGACTATCTTGAAGAGGACCCAGAGATTCCTACTCAACGTTACTCAATTATCTCATTCCTTTCGCCTGAAAAAACCATTAAGCAGAAATCCGAGTTTATGAATGAAGAGTTTATTAAGTGGCTTGAGTATGATTGGAAGGTGAAAGGTATGGAACATCTAATGGTATTTCTTTCAAAGAAGTATTCTCTAAAGATCGATGATCTAATGGGTGATCTACAAGAATTCACTAAGGTGCATAATGAAGAGATTAAGAAGACTGATGTTCACGAGCAGTACCAGGTCTTCCTTTTGAAGAATGAGAAAGATTTGGAGACACAGTTTTCTGAGAAGGTTAACTTTCGTACGAATGTTCGCGGCGTAAAGCTTCGTCGTGTCTTTGCGAATCTTGAAGAATGTCAGCAATATGCTAAGGTACTTCAGCGCAAGTATCCTCGTGATAATCTTTATATTGGTAAGGTTGGGTGCTGGCTACCATGGGATCCGTCTGAGCATATGATGCCTGAGGTTGAATATGCTGAGAAGGAGCTAAATGAGCTTATGCGCAAGTATAAGGAGAATGAGGTAAATCGCGATATCTTCTTTGAAGAAGAAAAGCAACAAAAGATCGAGGCACAAAAGAAGGAAAATGCAGAGCGTAAAAAGAAGGCTCTTGAGGATTCGAAGAAGGATGGTGGAGTTATGGATATTTCAGATCTCACTGAACAGTTCAATACTGCTCTACATCCATCAGAAGGAGCTATTCGTGATGAGTAATTTCTATTAGAAAGTACAAATGGATACTGATCGACGTTCAAGAAGTCTTACTTCAAAAGGAGCTGAATATGCTGCGCAACTTCAGGCTAAAAAGAATGCCACATTAGCTCGCATTCAAGCAAGAAAAGCGTCTACTAAACTTCAACCACAGATTGATGAACTTTCATCCTTGTTTGCAAAAGTAAGTGTTGCTCAAGATGATGCAGAAGTAGATTCATTAACTGCTCAATTGGCTAGAATGGGTGGACGTAAACGTAAAACACATAAGAAAAATAGCAAAAAAGTTCGTAAGACTCGTAAGCATTAACGTCTTTTTACATCATCTTCTTTTTTAACTTTTACCCACGGATCTGTTGCTTTTCGCTTCATTTTATCAGGAGAATATTCATCTGCTGCTAACATTGAGCTTGCAAATGGTCGATTATCGGCCCACAGTGAATCATCACACATCTTAAATGGCGGATGTTCTGATGCCTTATACCAAAATACTTGATCTTCAAGTTTATTAGATTGAATACCATTACATACGACTAAGCACTCAAAATTCTCAGTACATTGGTCCATAAATTGACAGAACATTTGGAAGGTTGGAAACATACCAGCATAATTATCATAGATACGCTTTCGATTACCAATTACATTCTCACGCAAAATAAATACAAAATCAATATTAGTTCTTAAATTAGGAGGAACACCTAGTGGATATTGCATAGTAATCATTGTTGCTAAATCAATATGACGACCATTCATAAAAACATATCTAGTAGACTCCTCATTCATCCATGTCTTGTCATATAGACAATCGTCTAGAATAAGAAATGCTCTGGGGTCTACATTTGAGCTTCCACCACCTCTATTTTCACGATTTCTTGCTTGTTTAACAGCCATTTGACGCTTAATCGAACCCATAACAATTGCAGGATTATACTTATCATGAATTAGCTTAGCAGGTACTAAATCTTGGAAAAAAGGACTCGCTACCTCAGAACCAGAAATAACAGTTCCAATTGGAAAGCAATCCCTAGTATTTGCCAAAACATCTCTTACTAAGAATGACTTTCCAGTGTCACGCTTTCCAATTAATACAATCATTGGAGCTTTCTTTGAATCTAACGCACATCTATCACGGATCATATCCATGCTAAATTTTTTGATATTAAAGTTCATATTAATACTATTGCGTGAAGATTTTGATTATGCTTTAACACAACTCTATAATATGGTAAAGCGAACTAAGCAAAGTCCAAACAGTGAGTTAAGAAGTTCACATATCGAACTCTCTATTCATAAATATGATCTTTCACTTTTAGGAAATTCAGCTTCTTCATACTGGAATATTACAAATATTCAACCATACTTTCCTCCAATAGAGAAGCTTTTTAAATCGTCAGAGCTCGAATGTGTAAATGAATATGGTATTCGTTTTAATGATGAGGTCTATGTAGTGTGTGACAAGTCTAAAATAAGAACCACAAATGGTAATAATGTAGATGTTCATCTTAAAACGACAATGCTGTTATCACCATACAAGTGGATGCGAGGAGAATATGGTATGACATTAGGACTACCAACATCAATTGAGCAAGCTACACAGGCTATGCACAAAATACAAAATACCAATAATGCTGCGTATGTTGGATCAATCATATCCAGTGTACTATCTCAGTCAGGCTGTGTTCATTTCCCAAAAGTATATGGTGTATTCACAGGAACAACAACGCAGCATACGATTGATATATCTGATGATTATGGTGAATTATCTGAGAGATCTTGGTTTTCTCAAAATATTGGCAAGCTCTTTGAGATGAAACTTTCAGATGATCTTCAAGATTCGAGTGAATTTAAACATACGCGTACTGCTAGACTAGCAATTCAACTTGGAGAAAAGATAGATCTTAATGATGTGCAGGATCTAGAAACTCCCCATGTAGAAGAGGTTGAAATGGCGGGAATTAATAGAGTATTCCAAGATGATGAGGAAATTGCGGATGATGAGTCTGATTCATCGTCAGTATCTACATCATACGTATTTGCAGTTAGATCATGCGATTGTACGGATGAAGAAGACGAGGATGACGAGGATGATTCCGGAGAACCATTTGCATGGGCAACATTTAAGTCTGTTCCAGTACATGTAACAGTAATAGAAAAATGCGAAGGAACACTCTATCAGTTAATGATGATGAATCCTGAAACGGAGAAACATCTTGCTTGGATTTCACAAGTTATGTTTGCATTGGCATATGCCCAGAGAACAATTGGTTTAACACATAACGATCTTCATGCAAATAATGTTATGTATACGCCAACAGAAACTGAATTTTATTACTATAATTGTGGCGGAGTATTGTATCGTGTTCCAACGTTTGGATATACCATTAAGATTATTGATTTTGAACGTGGAATTGCATCTATTAAGGTTACAGGAATGAAGGAACCTAAAATATTTATTAGCGACCATTTCTATGCTGATGAAGAAGCTGGTGGACAGTATAACTACGGTGATTACTACATTACGAAACAACCTGAGATGAGACCAAATCCTTCTTTTGACTTAGTTAGACTAGCAACATCGCTCTTTTGGGATGTATTTCCTGAACCGAAACCCGACAATTTACTGTATAAATTATTTATCAAATGGCTTACATTAGACGATGGTACATCTGTTCTTTTTGGTAAAAAGAATCCAAGACATGATCGCTATCATGGGTTTCATCTTTACAAGGCAATAGCTCGCTTCTGTAAGGATAACGCAATTCCACGAAAGGAAATTGTTAGTTTAAAGAGTGTGTATGGTGTTGATAGTATTAAAGAAGGAAGTACAGTTCTGCTGATTGATGGTTAGAAAGTAGGTTGACCTACAAACATATCTTGAACAGGTGCTATAGCTGGGACATTTTCAGAAACAGTCTTTACTACTTCGACTACGCTATCACTTGCCGTTGCAAATACTACTCCAGATGTTAGGAGACCACCGAAGAGAGAAAGCTTTCCAGCGGTATCCCATGCAATCGGTTCACCCTTTGACTTTCTATCGAGAGCATACAAAATAAAAGCCACTAGAGCTACTGCAACTGAGGCTATTATAATCATCATTTGTTGTCTATTTCCGTAATTCTCTACAGATTTAGAACGAGAGTTTCTGAAACCTTATTTTCAAGCTCTGTCATTGGATCTACAACCTCCTCCTTGACTTCTGGAATGTCAAGTACTGCATCTTCATCTGAAATCTTAAGTTTTGGATATTCATCTTCCGATTCTTCATTTTCAAATGTCACATTTTTTGATTCATCTTCATCTTCATCTGAGGATTCTTCTGCATCTTCAATTGTTGGTACGACAACAGAAGCAGTCTTCTCATTTGCAAAATACTTTTTAGTGATGGCTTTCCAAGGAAGAAATTCCCGAATAACTTGATCTAGACATTCTCCAATAATTTTTTCAATTTCCTGGCGATTCCGAGCATGAGCTTCCGCTGCAATATTTGTATTTAGAAGATATGCTGTCTGCCATAGCTTACGTGCAGAATGAATATATACTGCATGAACAAATAAGGCAAGTGATGGTCTATCAAAATCAATTTCAATCTCCTTGTTAGATTCGCGATAATGAAGAGATGCAAATGATTTCATGTATGAAATAAATACACCCATAATTAAGTCATCTAAGTAGGTACATTTGGTTACATTTTCGATACGTTCTACTTCAGTTGCAAGAGTTGAGTCTGACCATTCTGGGATTTTTGTTAACATATTTTGAAAGGTTCTTAAAATTTGATCATTCTGTCCATTGCGTTCACATAGTTCCTTTGATGATTTATAGATACTCCAAAATCCTTCTGCAATAGGAGGAACTATTAGCGATCGTAGATGATTGGACAAATGCGTCTTGGCAAACTCTGAATCTGTCATTTGTTAATGTTAACGTTTGTTAAAAAATGTGGATAACGCAACCATGAAAAACGGATTAGTAAGTAACAATGTAATTAATTGCACATGACTTTAAGACGAACATTATATATAGTTTATCTTTGAAGTTTAATCGAATTTTATACAACATGCCGATCACACAAGAAATGATTGATATGTTGGCTCCTGTCATACCTGAGGGTGTGGCATGGGGCAATTACTTTGCGAATGATGATGATTTCTCAATTGTTTCGACAATTGAGCCAGAGACTAATATGGTTTCTGATGACTGGGAAATTGTCGGCGAGAAGATGGATACCTTTCAGGATTCTCTTCCCGTCCGAGCACCTAGATGGTGTAAACATGGTAACGCTTGTTTATGGAAGAACTGCCCGTTTCGCCATGAACGTTGCGAACACTATGATAAGTGGGTAGCATCGCGTGGTAGAACTCGCGGATGTCGTTGCCAGCAGACTGATCCTACGAACAGTAAGACACCCGAACAAGGTGGCTGTAAGTATGATCATCGCGATATGCGTGATCTGGAAATATACCACGTCTCGCTTCCGTGCAGCACATTGGCTGAGATATGGGATTCATTCTATGATCGCGGATTAGACGCACATGACTCTAACAACTTTGATGTTAGTGGAATGAGTCGTGTTAATCGCGCGCTACTTGTTCGTAGTCTCATTAAAGACGGTGCTGAGTTTGAGGATTACGGTGATTGGTTTAGAATAATTCTAAGCGACACATAAAAACTAAAACAAATAAAAAAGTAAAAAAAACTAAAACAAATAAAAAAAGAAAGACTTCGTTCGGCGACATCAGTATATGCTCTGGAACCTGTAATGGGGAATGAAGTTTTTTAATTCATTGAAAACGGATTTGATTTTTACAATGTGATTGTATAGTCGAATACTACAAATTATTCAAGATGTCAACAATGATTTCAAGCAAGCAAATGGAGACCAAGTTATACGCACTCGTTGAGTGCCTTGCAGAACACTATGGATTTGATGTCGAACAGGCATTTGAGGTGGTACGATGGGAGACTGATGTAGATTATGTTGGAGATATTCTCAAGGCGATCGATAAGAATGTGGTTGTTGAGAAGCCTGTGGCTAAGAAGGAAGAGCCTGTAAAGGATGATCTTGCTGATAAGATTGCAGCATGTCGCAAGAACATTGAGCTTTGGCAGAATAAGCTGAACGACCCTAAGCTGAAGGATGCTGATAAGCAGCGTGAGAAGATTGATAAGGAGCAGAAGAAGCTCGCTAAGCTTCTTGAGAAGATGCCTGCTCCAAAGGTCGAGGAAAAGAAGCCTGAACCTAAGAAGAAGGAATTGCCGGCTGTAAAGGAGAAGCGTATTAAGCGTTTCTCTCCTATTATGGCTTCGCAACTAAAGACAGTATTTGAGAGTGTAAAGCTTGAACTGACTGATAAGCTTAAGAAGGAGTTTCAGCAGTACGTCGAGGACCTTACTGACGATGATTTCCGAAAGGAAGGATTGTCTGATCATATGCGCTCCTTCGCAAAGATGAAGGTGCCTGTTGAGACTGTTCGAGTTGAAACAGCTGAGCAAGATACTCCTGATGAGTCAGAAGAGGAGTCTGAAACGGTTACTGTGGAGAGTGAACATAAGATTGTGGATCTTAGTCTTAAGGAACTACAGACTATCAGTCTGACTGCTACACTCGAGACACCTGAGACATTATGGGATGCCGACAATGGTCGCTATGTTAAGGGTCCTGAGGCTGATGATGATGAGGACTTTGAGGATGTTAAGTTTGAAGGTAAGGATTATGTCGTTGGAGAAAAGACTGGGCGTGTGTATGAAGCGCGTGATAGCGGTGACGTTTTCGCGGGGTTCATCGGTGTTGGTAAGTTTAAGAAGATGGCTAAGTAAAAAAAATAAAATATAAAAGCCGTAAGGCGATTTTTACATATCATCTTCCCAAAAAGAAATTGAACAATTTGGGAAAGAATGCTGAAACCACTGAAATACTCCAGGACAAGTAAATAGAATACGAGGAACATATATTTCTTCAAGTTCTGGTACTAATAATGGTTGCAAAAAGTCGCCATTCTCGTTTTTAGTTGAACTATATTTCTTCCAAGTATGGTCTAAAGTAATTTCATCAAAATTTAAATACTTTAAACTATGATATCTAAGTATACTATTATATTCACAAGAATCTGTGGTTATATGCTTTACAATACCTTTACGATAATAAGCCATATTGCAAATAGTATTCCATAATGATTGCCATGTTTCTATTACTTGACTATTTATTTTCATTACCTATTATACGTAATGAATGTCTAAATTAATGTATAAAATCGTCAGAACTAAACAGACGAATCCAAAATGTTATAACAGGTAATCCCCAAAATGAATAGAAAGGTAAAAAGAAAGCCATTGCTCCCCATAATAATGGTGATATAAATTGATTACCATATTCAATTGCCGTAAATATGGATAAAGTATATAAAAACATTCCAAAGAAATATGCAACTGATTTGAATACCATTCCAATTAAAGTTCCAACTGTTTGAGATGGAGTTGTATTTGATACTGCTTGGTTTGGGGGAGCACTTAATTTAAATGATGAGCCATCTTTGATGGTGTCAGATGACTTTTTACCATTAATAGTATATTCAACTCGCAACTCTTTTTGCTTATTTGGATTTGGATCAGGAATACCAACAGATGATGGGCTAATTTTAATATTGATTTCACCGTTAGTTGCTTGATTTTGTATAGAATCTGTAACATCTGTAAAGTTACCGGGATAACCATACTCGGCTTTTACAATCTGTAATCCTGATGCAATACGTATAGGTGGTGCATCGATTGAAACTATGTCATTATCGTTTTTTGATATTTGATTATCTTGCCCACCATTTACTGTATAAGTTATTGTAAGTGTCTTTAACTGTCCAGGCGCCGGGTCTGATACATTTAGTGTGTTTGGTGTGACAGTCAATTTTAATGATCCATCTGTTACCAAAGAAGCAACAACATTTGTAACATCTGTTGATGCTGTGCTTGTACCATATACAGCTCGTACTATCGAAATTCCAGTACTCATTCTTATTATGAAGAAAACACGACATTTGCGATGCCTCCCATAACTCGTAAAAAGTTATAAGATTCTACAAAAGCTCGAACATTATATGTATAAGCAAGTGTATTTGCTTCTGTCTTTCGAACAATGTGAACTAATTGGTCAGGAGTATAATTGGCTATTCTATCAGCTGGAATAATTACAGGATTAGGACTTCCAGCTGTTGATTTAAGAATACATACTTCATTCGAAGGAGATACGACTCCGAGTGTACTCGCTAACGGAGGTTCAACATAGGTATTTCGAAGAATGGTTTTATTAAACTGAGATCCATTTATGTGACCACTAGGTTGACCATTATCATGCTCAAGTGCAAATGAATAAGAGTAGATTCCAGGGATATCAGAAATTGTCTGTCCAGTATGATGGCGGTAGTTCTGAATATTTCTGAAGAATTCAGACTGCTTGAACCCAAATCGTTCCTTACCATCAATCACTAATGCCGATTCTAGCAATATATCTCTAGTGGAAATACCCGGCTCTTGCTGATTTCCAGATGAATACCATGGAGACATAAAAGAAGAAACACTTGAAAGTGGTGAAAGATATGGATTATCCCAGTTAGTATAATTGTCATAATCATTTTTCATAATACGATCATTGCGCTGACCAACCCATACAACACGAGTACAAAGATTACGCATGATTAAATCCAGATCATTCGAAGGTCCATGTTGTCCATGTGCTTCGCGAATATCTATCTGCGTTACAATAAACGAATGATCAGTTGATGCAATATGTGCCATCTCTGCATCAGACACAAATATATAATTACATTCCATAAATGGATTCATTCGCCATGTTAGTAGATTTTGATTTATTGGTATAAGTTGATTTGGAAAACTTGGAGGCGATAAGAAATGAGCTAAGCTAAACGTATCAGTAATAACTGGACAGGCACCACGAACTCCAAAATTAGAATTTGAAATTCCACCAACTGTCTCTCGTACATCACGAACTGTAAATAACTGATAACTATTTTTTAAGTCAACTACAAATTCAACTTCAGAATGCTGTAGTGCAACTAGTGGCAATGCTGCACCAATAGTTTCGCAAAACCAAAAATGTAGTGGAATTGTTAGAACTCTACCTGCGATAGATGGTGCCGCATTATTGGCTGCAGTTGATATAGCATGTGGATATTGATTGATACGATCAAATGCATTAGCAGGATCATATAACTCAGGAACATTTCCTACTAGTTCATTAAGAAGTTCCTTCTTATTTGCGTCAAACTTTAGTGCTGCATAAATTTTCATCCATTCACCTGTATGGCGAACTATTTCTTGACCGTTAATTAGAACTGCGACATAGTTAATCATGTTGTATCCAATATTTTGAATCCATTGGAATTCATATCCTATAGCATTTGAAGCTCCATTTATATTTGACGGAGGGGTTTTGAGTGGAACAATAGGTGAATATATGTCAGGGAGTGTAACACTTAAATAACAATCGTGTAAAAGTTGAGCATATCGTTCCACTTTTGAACGTAATGTTAATGACCCCGATTGTGTAAGATTTAAGTTGGTTGTTTTGAAATATAGTCTGAAATGTTCCATTGCAAATTCAGAATGGCGTTTATAGACAGATCTAAAGTGCGTAAAGGAGGGATTTCCTGTTATCAGTACATCTTGTGCCCCTTTGCCCACTAATTGCATTAATCCACCTGTCATGGTTCTATTATATGATTGTTAGTTTAGATTGTCTAAGTTTACTTACGAACAACAATAGGATCATATGAACATTTCAGACATAACCCATTATGTTTGATAGCAGTTCTAGTATCGCATGTGCATATTTCATGAATTGTTAATCTCTTACCAACACCACATGATCCACTTGAAGTTTCTAGAACATAATCGGCCGTTTGTGATGCTACATAATCAGTATAGTTTGAAGCAGGTCGCCTAATCTTAGATGTACCAAATTCAGTATATACTCTACGTCCACTTTCTGGTTCAGATCGAGCAGCAGGATTTGTTATACCTGTAAGTGTTGGAGGAGGGGCAGGAGATGTAGGTGCAGATACAATATACATATTTCCTCGCGCGCCATTTAGTTTTTTTATTCTCGTCCAATCACTTGCATCCATTCGTCTTGGTCCTCGTTGAATATTAGATGCCATATTATGAAACTACTGAGGTAAAAAACCGGATCTCTCCAGGACTAATTCTAATTCCAAGTCTAATTAATCGTTTTGTATCCTGAAAAGCTGGAAGATCAAATATTTCATTAGTGTCTGGATCTAAAACAAATACTAAATCCTTTGCTTTGATAATTTGAAGGCGCCGTGTTCTTCTCTGTATGTTTCGCATATAAAGAGTATCGAGATCATCAGACTTGAATCCAGGTTTATATGCTAAATCTTCACCTGTAGAAGTCGTATCAAATCGCATACACTGTATTACTGGTCTTTCTTTTGCATGTAGAGGTCTATGAATCTCACAATCAATCGCAGACTGTTTCAGTAGTAAACTGATATTCTTTACAATACGTCCTTTTTCATATGCAACTTCATATAGATACTCATCTGATGTCATAAACATTTCACGGGGTTCATCTCCTTCATACCGTTTGAGAGTCATATCATTTCTACGAATCGGAACAATATTAAATCCTTCATTAGTTGTTGATTGATCAGGAGTAAACACGCTCATATACAACTTCACTACAACTGTACGATCTGGAATAGGAAGCTTACGATGAGAGCAGATACGAATTGCACGACCAATAATTTGTTCAATAAGAGCAGGATTCCAGTATGGTTCCATAATATGTACTCTGCGTACATCTGCTAATGTAATACCCTCTGCTGCTGCACGTGATCCTAGAAATACACATAAACGATGTTCCTTAATTGAATCTTTTAGAGATTGAGGAAACGTATCAGAATAATCCTGATTAAATATCTGGCGGTGTAGTTCACGTTCGTCTTCTGCTCCACCTAAGAATACACCATATGCAGGAACACCTTCTTTCATATCAGGAGATTCTGACCATACTCCACCTTTCTTTACAAGTTTGTATTCTTGAAACCCATTTGCTACTAAAACCGCAGTAAATGTACCAATACCTTCTAAAGAACGAAACTGTGAATAAATAAACTGATTATTAAATTTTCCAGGTTCACCTATGTTTGCCTTGATATCCTTTAACATCGCTAACATCTTTGGTGAAAACTTCGCAAGTGCTTCTTCTGATAGGTATCTATCTGGTTCTGCTTTCAATCTTTCGAGTACATCTGATTTTTCAACTACAGTTTCTTCTGTCGCACCTTCTTCCGTTGTAGTACGAAGCTCGGGAGGAATAGCATAATTACAAGCAAGACGTGATGTCATACGAAAGGATCCAAAATCATCATTCAAATTTGGAGATCTAGATTTACGAGATTCGCGCTGAACTTCAATCCAACGAGTTTCTAGATAACGTTGAAACTGTTCGGGTGACATAGGAACTTTAACGAGTGTATTTTCTTCTTCTAATCTCTTAGGAAGTAGACGTTCATCTGCACCTTTGAAGTATGATACTAATCCTTGAATTCGCTTACTAAATAAAATTGAATTCTTTATAGAAAGACCATCGACAAACATTTTCATGAACTCTTCAAATTCAGTTGGAAGTAATTCAAGTTTCTCTACAACCATTTTTTCGGCGTCCGGAAACTCAATACCAGCAAATGTAGTTTCAAATTTAGTCTTCCATGTTGATACCCACGCTTTCATATCAGGATTCTGCTCTGCATCCTTGTTATACTTTACTGCTACACGCTCACCTTTCTCATTATACTGAGTCTCGAAATATGGTGGGTTACGTGTTAACATAATAGTTCTCTTAACTGAATTGTATTCGATGGTATCCACATCCTTTAGTTGACGAAAGAATCCATTCATTAATGCTTCGTCCCACTGTGTAGCTGACTTAGTAGGAATAGAAATGCGTTCTATGGGTCCACGTAATAAATTCATTAGGTAAGAAATTTCCTGAGGTTTATTGATAACAGGTGTTCCAGAAAGAGCAACTACCTTACAGTTCCGTGCGTTAAGAATACGGTCATAAATCTTAGAGCGAAGTGACTGCTTCATTGCGTAGTTAATCAAATTATGAGCTTCATCAATAATCACTACAGTGTCATCAAATTGTTGAGGATTATCTGGTGGAAGTATTGTATCAATATTAGAACTTGAGATACCGTTATAGTTAATAAATGTAAATCGCTGATCTAAAATATCATCAATCTGAGCTCGAATACCCTTTTGTATATCAAGTGATAGAGTACGAAAATTTGGTTGACGTTCAGGAGATGTTACATAAAAGCGCCCATTTGTATCTAGAAACTTCTGAGAAATACCCATGGCTTTTGCTTGGGTGACATCATCGGGTCCCTTAATAGACTTAGGTTCCCAATACTGTTCAAAAGCATAAATAGGATCGCCACATTTACGAATCTCACCCTTATAATTATCCGCAAGTGAAGCAGGTAATAAGATGTAACACTTTTTGGTGCTTAAAAGTGACTCTGCAACAGCAATTGATGAACATGTTTTACCCGAGCCGAGACCATGGTATAATAGAAGACCTCGGTATGGTGTTTCCATCATAAGATATTCGCGAACGATCTTCTGATAAGAAAATAACTCTTTTGAGCTTTTAGACATATCGCCTCGACGTGCACATAAATCCTCTTCTGAATCGGCTGTATCAAGTGGATCTATATCGGTCTTTCTATACTTCAAAAATATACGTGTTATTGAATCTGAGAATGCTTTTCTATTCGGTAGGACGAACATTCTCTCTACTTATTTTTGGCGACGAAATCATAATGGAAGCAATCATCCGCAAAAATCCGAAGCTTTGGATGATATCAGTATATCTTTTTTTAGTAGCTGGGTTCTTATATCTTAAACCATCAGCAGCCTTTGGAGAAAAAGGACGAATCCGACCTTTCGGCACTGGGAAAAAGGAGTCGACCGTCTTTCCAGTATGGTGGTGGATGTTTGGATTTGCAGTAGTATCTTATTTAGGTGTAGTGTATTATCTAGATTTTAATCTTCAATTTGAATAATGAATTTTATAGATCTGGGTATTATAGAAAGAATAATTTCATTAGGAGAATTTTGTTATTCTAGACTACATCCTTCAAGATTTTCCATTTATGACTATACGCAGGATAAGGTGAGAATGCCATTTGATGGATGTACGACACCATATGTAGCTATGTGTGATTTGATTGAATCTAATTTTTTAGACTTTGAAAGAAATCTAGAAGTGAGAGAAAAAAACATATATAACACTAAAATGAACATAAAATATAATCATGAAAAGAACTTAGACGTAGAATCGGTAGCGGCTCAATTGGTTCTTCGTAAAAATCAATTTATAAATGCTTTACAGAATGCTAAGAACACTGTGGTGTTTTTTCTTACTTATAAAAAATATCCATCTGAAATAATTAATATTATTCAAATGAAATATCCAAATTTAAAATTTAAAATTTTTACGTTAGACTGGTCTGCTTATCCTACTATTAAAAATAGAATTGTGGATGATAAATGTACATATATTAACCTACCTCTTCCTGATAAAACTTATTCTAATTGGAAAGATGTTGAGACACCTATTGGACAAATTTACGAGAAAAAAGTTTTATTAGAATTCTTGAATTTTCTTAGTGAAATTAATAATATAAATTATGACATGGAAACAGTTTTTTCAAACAGAACTAACTACTCTTGGTAGAATTAGCCTCCTTCTTGCGCTCTTTCTCTGCTAGTTCCGACATTAGTTTCTTCTTAAAGTCTGTCATTTCCTTCAAATTTGTTTGACATACTGTCTTTTCACTATTATGAATATTCCAAACAGTTGTTACCCATGCAGTTAACATTGTAATATATCCAACTCCTAGAATTCTAGCACTATTCTCTGGAATACCAAATGATTCAAAGGTACTTGAGAATGGATGACGAACAACAAAAAAAGCAGCGGCTAGTGTATATACAAGAGTTGGAGCCATAGCGGATATCAATCCTTGCTTAAAAGAAGTAGATGTTCCAATTTTAGAACATTGTAGCTGTGTTGATAATAAAGATATAACAAGACCAGATAAAAACATCACAACAAGAACTCCTGCTGATGAAAATGCAAGAAGTTTATAATCCATTATTTTGAGGCAAGAGAAACGATCCGCTCCAAATCCGAAATCATTTGTTTACGTTCTACATAATGTGGGCGAGTTATATTTTTGCATTCTGTGAGAGTTTTCCATCCTATTCCGGAAATCTCACGTCTTTGGCTTGGTGTGAACTTTTGTGATAAATTAATAAATGTTGAATCTTTCAGGAGTACTACAAAATATACATGCTTATACTTGATATTGTTTGTTCCAGTAAAAGTTTCAGTAAATGTAAGATCTTCTCTAACAGTAAATGCTGCACGTGGAATATTAGTTTCTTCAAAACATTCACGAATAGCACAGTCAATATCTGTTTCACCTTTCATTCTACGTCCTTTTGGAAATCCCCATTCTGGTTCAGTAAACTGAGATCTAACAGTTGAAATTATATTTTTGCGATCAATTGCATTAAACTTATCACGTGCGAGTATATATTCATCTGTATCTATATCACGCCCATTACCCCATAATTTTGTCCATAAAGTTTCAAATGATTCTGTAACAATTAATTTTTGTTCTTGAATCGTCATATTCTGCAACTGACGTTTTACATAATCTTTATCACGTGTGTCATATTTTCCACGTATAAATTCCATATATGACATACTATCCTTTCGTCTCACCATAAGCACACTAACTGTTCTTGGATCAACCGGTAATTCAAGTGGTTCATAAATTCCTCTTAGAAATAGGATTCCACATGATATTACTGGATGTGTACATGATCTGAAGACGTGACCTTTGTCTCCACAGTTATTACAATACATTCTACTTATATCCATCTGTCACTGTTAAGACGTCCGTTTTTTACTTCGGTGTTTCTAACAAATGAGTTGGTTCGAATCAAAACCTACTGCTCTTCCAAAATCAGAACTAAAGTTCACACCTGACTTTTCAAGAGTTACTCTTACAGGTGAAGAATTGATGAAACAAACCGCGGCATTTCAAGCTCAAGCCCGAGCTGCTGCTGATGAAGCTACTGCTAAGGCTTCTAAGGCTGCTCAATGGTTATATATGCCAATTCTATACCTACTTGGATTTGTAGTTGTAATATTTGGTGCTATTCTTGCATATGATGCCATTGCAATAAAACTTGGTTGGCCAACTGCTCTTCTTCCTCAGCCATCAAAGTCTTCGAGTAGTCAAGTTCCTTCATCTAATATCCTATATATTAGTTATGCTCGATATGGTACAGATAATAAAAGTAATTATAGCGATGTGACTTCTTATGTAACTTCAATGGTCCAGAATGAATCAACATTGCCTTCATTTACAGTTGGTTACGCAAATGTTGGACTTGCAAAAGATCCTTATCCTGGACAATTAAAGACCTTGTATGTTCAGTATTATGTTGGAACAGGCGGATATACATACCTACAGGCCGATGACGGAACACCATTCCCTCAACTTCCTCAATCTAGCGGTGTAAATGCTCCTGCTCCAAGCTCAGCACCTGTTGGAAGTCAAGCTCCTCCTCCACCATTTCTAAGTAAACTTTATAGTTCATTATTTGGAAATAGTAGTGGTGATCTAGCTCCAGCGTTCCATGATGCTACAACATCTACAAGTATTCAAGGAAATCTTGCTCCTTTGAGTGCAGAACGTGATGGTGGTTATGGCATGCAGTGGTGGATGTATGTAAAAGATTGGAATTATGGATACGGTAAAAAGAAGTCAGTTGTAAAACGACCTGATAGCACAAATGGTGCTGTAATGAATCCTCATATTAGTTTACATCCAACTGACAATTCACTTCAAATTAGTGTATCAGTATATCCTGCTACAGAAGGTGGATCTGGAAAATCAGAACCTGCTCCCGCTGGACATTCCGGTTCATCAGATGATGTCTTTGTTTGCGAAGTTCCTAATATTCCTTTACAGACCTGGTTTTCAGTTAGTGTTACTGTATTTGGTCGTAATATGGATATTTACATTGATGGTAAATTAGTAAAATCATGTTTCTTAAGTGGCGTTCCTAAACCTGCGGTAGGTGATATTCAATTAACACCCGATGGTGGATTTTCTGGTCGCATGTGTAATTTCTATCATTATCCAAAAATGTTAACACCATCTGATGCTATGTCATTTTGGCAAGCAGGAACAACGTGTAAGAATCAAACAACAACAGGTAAGTCATCTGCTACTGGATATTCTGTAAAGTTTGGTGTATACGATTCATTGGGCAAAGAGATACAAGAATATGCTTTCTAACTTAAATAATAATGTTAGGTACATTGTTTTCTTTATGTAAAAGAGGCGAACCTTGTTCTAAGACAGTTGAAGAAGAAACTGAACGAGTGCGTAATAGTCTTACTAAGTCAAAATATGATATAGTTCACTATGAAGAAACACATCCTCTATATGACCATTATAGTAAATTCATTCAAAAAAGAGCTAAAGATTTTTCAGAAATAATTTGTAGAGGAGCTGTTTCACCTGAGTATATTGCAGGAGCTCAAAATAGAGAACCGATATTAACTGTTGCACGCGGTCTTAAGACTGATGGTACTGTAGAATATAAGGGATTTGCACAGTCTTTGGTAAATAAATATTTTGCAGGAACTGAATTACATATTTTTACTATTTGCACATCACCCGGATCTGGATTAGGAAAGGCGATTATTGACAATCTTGAGTCATTCGTAAAAAAACGTATGAAACTTAATTTTATTACATTAGAAAGTGTTGATGACGCAATTGAGTTTTATGAAAAAATCGGGTTTGATTATGCCAATAGATATCCGGGACTATCAGAAGATTTAACTCCAATGGTTAAGAAGGTTGGTGGATATTCACCTTTGAAATATTTTAGTGGACTATCTTCTCGAAAGAAAACTCAAAGAAGAAAAGAGATTTCTAAATTTGGTAAAATGTCATCTAAGAATCCAAAAGCTTATGTAGGATTCTCAACTGATAAAAATATCAAGACGAGAAGATCTAATTATACTGCTAAATTTAAGTCAATGTTTCCAAAAGCTAACTCTTTAACTCAAAAATCAAAGGCAACTGGAGTTCCTGTTGGATACTTGAAAAAGTCGTACGATCGTGGCATGGCTGCGTGGAGAACAGGACATCGTCCAGGTGCTACTCAACAACAATGGGGATATGCTCGTGTACACTCTTTATTAACATGCGGAAAGACTTATGATACTACCGATTCCGATATTGTAAAAGAAGCAAAGAACCGATCTAAAACAGCTAGAAGATGGTTTAATAGGTGTAAATAAATCACCGACCTTCTATCACTCTAAACATTGCATAGTTAAGAGCTACCGATATTAGTGCTATGATAGCAAATGTTGGAAATATTGCGATTAGTAAAATTGTTTCAATACTCATTGAATTTGGTATAGATAATGACTAATAAATCCGTTTTACTATGAATATAAGAAAACGGATTTAATATTGTCAATTTTTGAAGTATTTTAAATGTCAATCGCAATACAACAATACTTAAGTGAACACAGAATTGCCAATACTAATGTATATTCAATTCCAATGAATAAATTTAAAACACTTGATGTTAAATCGTGGAAATATAACCGTCCGCCAGATATTAATCGAATTCCGGAAATTCATGAGTGGATGAAACAATTTCAGAGAATGGATGGTGTTCTTAATTTAGCATATATTGCTGGAGAAGGATTAGTGTGTTTTGAAGGAAATCATCGTCGTTTAGCTCTTGATGGTTTAGATATTATAGTTTTCGTTGATATTGTTTGGGATGCTACACATGAAAGCATAACTCATGAATTTAGAAGATTAAATAAATCAGTTTGCGTCCCAGATTTATATGTTATAGAAAACGACTCTACTATACGTGGTGACATAGAAAAAGTAGTTAGTGAATTTAGAAAGAAGTATCCTAGTCTTGAATCTAATTCTGGAAGACCACAACGTCCAAACTATAATCGTGATAAATTAACGGATGATATTCTGCGAATTCATAAGGATTTAATGATTCCATCAGTGGAAATTAATGAAAGACTTAACATACTTAATGAAAAATATAAGTTGAAGGATAGAACAAAGCTAAGCGAGAAAACGATTCAAAAATGCGAGTCATCTGGGTTATGGTTATTTGCATGGAATAATAGTATTAACATATCAGATCTCGAATAAACTCAGGAGCTTCGCGTTTTGTATATTTCACAATACCTCTTGCTTTCAGTTTTGATTCAATATAAAATGTGCGATATGCTTTTATAGCATTAGAGTTTTTATATTCGTCTGGCATAGCTAACCTAATGGGAGTCATGGCAATGAATGGTATATTGGGGTGATTATTTAGAAGCCATACAATATGTTCTTCTGTCTTATGTACTTTATTTTCACCATATCGAAATTGATACTCCTTACACAACCACCAACCAAGAGAAGCCAGCCATAGATAATTAGTTAATGACTCACGAGCCCATATTGCCGATGGATGATTCTTATGTGCTAGTTTATACGCATTTGGAAGCAAGGGACTATTAGTCATCCAATGTGCTGAATAAAGTAGCTGTGCTGTTTCAATTATCATTTTTACTACATGTTTGTCGCAGTGATATTCTGCTGCCTTACGTGGATTCCAATTTAGAAAGAATATATTCATCAATCTCTCATTAATTAAGCTATTTATAAATCCATTTTATACATAATGAACTCATCAGTATTTCTTTCCTTCGCAGTAGCCTTATTAGTTGTTGCTGGCGCATATTGGTATTTTAATAGTACAGCTAGTATGCCGTCATATACTACAATTCAATCAACGACCGAAGATGGTCGTAAATCATTTAGAAGTAATAAAGCGCTTCCTCGATCACTTGATCAAAAAGAAGGACTTACGTTTTCTTATACTTGCTGGATTATGATTGATAATTTTGAATATAGATATGGTGAACCTAAGGTTATTTTTACAAAGGGTTCAGAAGATTTGAAAACTATGTGTCCTGCTCTACTTGTAGATGCAAATACAAATTCATTACTTGTAAAGGTTGATACATTTGGAGGTACAGAAACTATTCCTATCTCAAATATTCCAGCTAAAAAGTGGATTCATGTTGCTATTGCAATCGATCAAGACTCTGTTGATGTGTACATTAACGGTAATCTTTACATCCATCATAGCATCATACAAGTTCCAAAGCAGAATAATTCAACTGTAAGTACAGGCGTAGCTGGTGGGTTTGATGGTAAGATTTCTAATTTACAATATTACAGTTATTTCTTAACACCAGCAGGCGTTAAGACTGCAATGGCAAGTACACCTCAACCTAATCCAACAGATATAAGTGGTCCATTACCACCCTATTTTGATATGTCATGGTGGACTGGACGTCGCTCATGAGTATTTAGTTGCACTAAGTTGTGCTCTTGCTGATGCCGCATTACCTGCTTGTGATGATGCCTGACTTTTCATCTTATCAAAATCTGCTTTTAGATCTGTAAGCCGTGTATCCAGATCCTTTGTATCTGTTTGTAATGTTAAGAGTGTTGGAGGACCAGGAGTTAGATGTTCCATAACACTTTTTCGACTATTAAGCAAATATAGAATCATAAATACAATTCCAATAAATATCATAATTTGAAGACATTCATGTCTGTCCGGCATCTTCTTTGCTATCTTAGATATAAATGAGTTCACAAGGACCGAAGGTAAGTGGCACAGTTGCTATCAACGGTAATCCCATATTAAATACTCTACCGGCAAGTGCTAGTGTATCAGCAGGATATGCCTATGATAAAGATGCCGTACGTGACGCAGGAGATTGGATTCGCTTAAAAAAAGAACTATTGGTGTTTAACGAGAATAAATCAAAGAACTTTCAAGATCCTTGGTTTGTTCGCGGTAACGGATATCGACTAACTTGGATGCAAGGGCGTTCTAAACAAGCTTCTGATATAACGGGCTGTGTTGCATGCTCAAATGGAAGTGCGTTTGTTGGCGGTGGTCCATTCTAATAACTTGGCATTAGTTTGATGTTAACAAGATATGACCTTGCGTAATATGACATTAATTTTGATAATATTACTTTTAATTTTTCAAGTATTTCCTTTAGTGCTTTATGAGTGTATCCTGAACTAGTTATACTCGTAAGTTTATCTATTAATGTAAATAGTTCATTCTCTTTATTAACATATTTTTCAAGAGATATGTTTGAAAGTCGTCCTTTAAATTGATCAATCTCAAATATTATTTTTGAATAAGGAAGATTATCTGTATTTTCTATAAGATTCTCAAGTGTTCCAATATCACCGTATACCATATACAATCTCCCTACATCTCCATTAAATAAAGGTGATAACTTCTCAAGAATATCAATATATCCCTTAAATTTTGCTAGAGCAAACATACGTTTTGCCATTTTAAAATAATTACCTTCATGATGTAACATAAATATATTCTCACGAATTGATGTTTCAATATCAGCTTTTACAGGATTCATACTGTTACCATTATTCTTAAATTGATATATCATTGAAAAATCAGTAAATCTATTATTTTGAACCCATGATACTACATCTAATTTTGTTATAGTTGGTGATTGAAATGCTTCTGCTAATGTAAACTTTCTTTTATCTTTAAGAACCTTAAACCCTAATAAAACATCACGTGGCTTCCATCGAATAATATTAGGTCTAAAATCTCGTCTTAAAGCAAGTAATTCTAGTCTTGAAACTGTTGGTTTAATACGCTTTTTACCATCATCATATTCGTCATCTGTTATTATTTTCTCCTTGTGCAACTCTTCTAGTTTCTTAATAGATTTTTCGTAGTCATATTCATCATGAATTATTACCCATTCTTCAACTGATCCACTTTTTATATCACCAATGTATGTGTTTGGTATACTCTTGAGATCCTTTACTATTTGCTTGAATTTCTTAACAAGATCTCTTACTGCAAGTTGCTTAGTTCCAGTTGTATTAACAACTTCTACAGCATCATAATCTCCAGCATATATCTGCGATCGCAATGCCATACTTCCTACAATTCTTACATTCTTGCCATTTGTGAATGACATATTTCTAAGTATTTCAGATGCATCTGTTGGATAACCAGTAGGATAATCCTTTCTTGCAATTACTGACATGTTATTCTTATTGATGGAAAATGAATAGTACGATTTTATTTCTAATAACAAACAAGGATGGCTGCAAAGAAGAAATTAAGAGGAGCCCGTAGCAGAACATGTTCTGAAAACATGTCTGATGATGGTAAGCCACCCCCAAAGAAAAGAGTGAGACAGCGGCGGAACACTAAAGAAGATGGAACAATTTGGGTAGATGACGATACATTATTAGAAAAAGATGGTGTATTGAATCTTAATATTAGCGATGATGATTCAGACTATGTTCCGTCAAGTGAAGATGAAGATGAACATGATGAACAGGTAGAAATTGAAATAGATGAAGGATTTATTCAATATCTCTTAGATAAATATGTCGCTAAACGCGATATTTTAGAGGAAGAACCTCCCCAAATATTCCCTAATAACCGAAAATCTAAATCTAAGAAAAAGAATACTGAACTTGATAAAACTCCAATTCCACTTAATCAAGCTGAACAATCATATTATGACAGTCAACCAATTTCTAAGAAGAAAGAACTTCATGATATGATGAAACGTTTGTCAAGTATGTCTTTGGATGAAGGAGATATTCCTCATAAATTTAGAGTTTTACAATTACCTGTTTCAGATTATATCAAATCAAGTGTTATTAAGAAAATTGAATGTTTGTCAGACATTTCTGATAGTGGTGAAGGACATAAACTTAGAAATTGGTTAGATGCCTTTATGCGAATTCCATTTGGGAAGTCTGTGCCTTTACCAGTACAACTAAAGGATGGTACAGAGAGTTGTACTAAATTCATGATAAACGCTAGAACACAGATGGATAAACATATTTATGCTATGGAACCTGCTAAGCTACAGATTATGCAAACTATTGCACAGTGGATTGTTAATCCAAGTTCTGTAGGTAATGTAATTGCTCTACAAGGACCAATGGGTGTAGGAAAGACATCATTTGCTAGAAATGCAATTGCAGAAGTTTTACAGCGTCCATTTGAATTCTTCACATTAGGTGGAGCTTCTGATATTGCTAATTTTATAGGTCATTCGTATACGTATGAAGGTTCTATGTGGGGTCGTATTGTAGATTCATTAATGCATTCGAAAACAATGAATCCAGTTATGTACTTTGATGAACTTGATAAAGTATCTACTACTCCTCAAGGAGATGAAATTGTTAGTATGATGATTCATATGACAGATCGTTCTCAAAATACACAATTCCATGATCGATATTTTGCTGGAGTTGATTTTGATTTGTCACAGTGTTTGTTTGTCTTCTCATTTAATGATATTGATAAAGTACATCCAATTCTACGTGATAGAATGAGTATTATTAACTGTGATGGTTATACTGAAAAAGATAAGACAGTAATCCTAAAAGATTATATAATGCCACAAATTCTTGAAAGATTATGTTTTAAAAAGGAAGATGTGATTCTATCAGATTCTGCTATTAAGTTTATGATTGAAGAATATTCTAAAGAGGAAAAAGGTGTTCGCACTTTAATACGAACTGTAGAAAGCATGATGACACGTATTAATATGTTGCGTGTCGCCAAACATGAAAGTATGAAAGATTATAAATTTTATATGGATATTGAATTTCCTTTGACAATAACTGAGCCTGTAATTAAGACTATTTTAATTGATTCAAGCAAGAAAGAACCAGAACCGTGGAGATCATTATACTGCTAATGTTTGTTTAACATTTTCGTATATTTCAAGACTATTATCTTCAAGAACTGGATCCATCCAGACTTCCCATTCGTCCATTGGAACATTATTCTCTTTTAGAATATTACAAGCTTTTTCAACTCTTTCAATAATACTTTCAATTGACATAACCGAAGAAAGTAAACGTCCCAAACGTTCAGATAGACATTCCTGTTCACCTACTCCATCCAGATATCCTGCTAGAATGTTACAGATTCGTGACAGATTTCCTTGTGCACACATACCAATATTATCAGTCATCTCATTTTTTAGAATCTTACAAAGATCTTCCTTGTCTGGTGATGTCTTGATATACTGCCACACAGAGTCCAGTACCTTGCCATAGATACCCTCTTCGATATCATATATTGCGACATTGCTGACATACTGATTAAACATCTGTGCTGCAGCATGAGATGTTAGTTGACACTCTGCGATGATTTCTCCAATCGTCTTTGAGACAACACGTGTGTTCCATTTGTAATCTTCTGGTACTGGAATCGTACGAACGCGTTCTACAATCTCCTTTGTCTGTCGCACAGTGTCCGTAGTATGAACATTTTGCGGATCAGCTGCGAATCTTTCAAGTGGACGAACATCCTCAGCAGGAACAAGATGGGGCATATCATCCGCAGGAATAAGAGGAGGCATGACTTGACGATGAAGCATGATAAGCCGTTGCTGTTGTTGTAGCATAAGCTGATTCCGTCGAATACGTTGCCGATTCAACAGATCATTTCTACGAGCCCTATCACGTTCTCGTGCTTGTATGTCTGGGTCAATACCAGTAATACGAACTTCCTCACGTTGACGACCTACTAACTCTGCCATAATACGAATATGGCGAGACACTATTACCCCCATATCTGCCTTGTGATTCTCATTAAGAATCCACAATGCATTGCGATTTGTACCCCTTTCAACTTCTTGTCGCACTATGTCGTTGTAATTCTTGTTGAATTCAGCAATCTCCTTCTTGTGTATATAACCTAACTCTCTTCGAGCAGTTGTGTGTGGGCCATAATTTAATAGAGCATTATGGTGGACTCCACATCTTAAACCATCACCTACTATCTTACGTCTTTTGCTACATTGAGTTCCATTTGAACATATTGAGATACATGTTGCTTCCATTATTGGTTGGTTATAGTTGTAATTGTAGGTTTATCTTGTATTAATCAAAATAAATCCATTTTTTGTAGAACCATAAAAAACGGATTTATCAGTTACAAATTGAGTGTACACCAGACAACACATGCCAAGGCAATTGCCAACTCAAAGTAGTCAACCAACCAACCAAACAGTATGTCAACCAAGTGTCAAGAAGCAGTGCTGAACGTAGAAAGATGGTGGAAATTAGTGATGTCGCGAAGGCGTAAGCGCACACTTAGATTAGCAGCGATATCCGCTGAAATAAACAATGATTATGAAGACTATTATGATAACTCTGATCACACGTGTTCGTTTTGTGGATCTAAGATCCGTGATTGTGGGCAGGATCACGGTGATGAAATGAGAGATATTCAGCGCGAGAGTAGAATATGGTAAAATATAAAAATAGGGGATTTTTACATCATACCGCCCCACCCCATCGAACCATGAAAAACGGATTCTTTGGTTTCAATCATATATCATAGCATCAGAAGGTGGTAAGATTAACATTAGGTTAATCAGTATAATGGCGTGGTCGGGGCTAATTATACAAAATTGGGGATTACAATATGAACATTCAAGCGTTGCTAAGATACTGCATATAGCGCACATAACTAAACATTATGTAAAATTGAATAAGTAATAGAACAGCTCCTTCATTAATCTAAGGCCAGTAATGGTACTGTTAATTGAGGGTATAAAATGCGGTGGAGTAATCACTTATATAAGGCAGGTTACCTTATATAAACACAGTTTGTTGATCTGTATAAAATCAAATGGGGTTACTAAATCGGCTCGTCATAATATGACGACTGGCATAAAGGAAGAGTAGCACAATATACTGCGTCGGTTGGGGCAGTATAATATTATTAATAGGATTAGCAGTGAGGCGAATGCTTAACTGTTAGTTTTTTGATTTATTTCAAGAGTCATCTATCTCAATTAGTCATCCCACGATACATGTATGGGACCTTTCGAAAAACAGTGGTAGTATAATCTAGTTTTAGTGGTTATTTGGTATTATAATGAAAGTATATGGAACTCTTATCAATCTTTAACTTGGGTTAACACATATTTGGATTCTTATATAGTTCTCTTTTCGCGCCTCTGTATTTTTTCTCAGGGGGTATAAAAAATCTCTA